TTTCCAAGCAAGCCGCAGCATCCGTTTCGGGCTCCGCTTCCGGCGGCGGCTACCTGCAAGTCTCCAAGCTCCCCGACGGCGGCAGCGTGCGTTTCGCGCTGCTCGACGACCAACCCCTTGAAGGCTTCGAGTGCTGGGGCCAGTGCGACGGCCAATCCAAGCCGTTCCGCTTCGATCACCAGCCCACCCCCGAGGACGTGACCGCCGAACTGGGCGACTTCGAGCCCCGTGAAGGCCGTGGCGGCCCTGGCACCGTGGACATCAAGTTCTTCATCGCCGTCCCGGTGTACGTCTACGACGCCGGCAAAGTCCAAGTCCTGCAGTTGACCCAAAAGTCAATCATTAAGGAGCTGGATCAGGTCAGCCAGATGGAGGACTACGAAAACCTGCTGGAGTGGGACTTCATCCTGTCCAAGAAGGGCGCCGGCCTCACCACCGAGTACACCCTCCGCCCCGCACCCCGTAAGAAGGGCAGCCAAGAGCACCTGGATGCTGCCTGGCTGGAGGCAAAGGCCGAAGGCTTTGACATCAGCCGACTTCTCAGTGGTGGCAATCCTTTTAAGGCAGCCTGACCCACAACTTAAAAACAATTAAGTAACCCCGCCCCCTCTAACCCAGGGGGCTTTTTTAGTGGTACTATATAGTCGGGAAAGAATAACCAAATGGCCTCCAACACACAAGACACCCTGGCAGGACTACGTCAAAGGAGGCTGGTACAAGACAATTCTGGTCCATTCCGGGTCTACAAAGACTCAAAAGGCACTATTTACCATAGTGTTACACACATCCTGAAGGAAACTAGCGACACCACCGGACTGGATCGCTGGGTCGCCCGCCTTGGAGAGGCCGAGGCTTCTCAACAACGGGACGTTGCTGCGAATCGCGGCAACATGGCCCATTCACAGGCTGAATATCTTCTCAAAACTTCACAACGCCTGGCACGCAGCACTGCAAACAAGCGAAACGCCATCCACTGGGACGACCAAGGCCTAGCCCGCATCCCCAGCAAAATCACCGAGTGGGCCCTCAGCAAAGTCCACCCCAACGTCCCCAAAGTCGGCTGGAGCGCATCCGGCTACGCCCGGGGACTTTCCGGCTGGATCGCCGAGAACGTCACGGAAATTTTCGCCAGCGAATTTTCCATTCATCACCCAGCTGGATTCGCTGGAACGTGCGATGCACTGGTGTCCCTGAAAGGCCATTCAGGGTTAATCGTTGCGGACTGGAAAACCAGCGTGGGACGCAAGGAGATCGGGCGCGGGCACAGCTATTTCGATCAGCTCGGCGCCTATGCACTGGGACTGGAGCACATGACGGGCCTCAAGCCGTCTGGAGCAGCAGTGGTGCTGGCCCGGCGGTGCGGCAAGCCGGATGTTTTCGTTTTCGGGGTGGATGACTTGGCGTGGGCCAAAGACTCCTTCCTTAATCGGGTGGCGCAGTATTTCACAGCGCTCGGCTAACGCCTCGCAAAAACCCATTCAAGGCCTCAAAACCCATTCATAGCCTGGAATTCCATTCATGCTTGCCCTTCTCGTCTCTACAGTATTACAGCTCCAGACGCCAGTGGTTCGGGTTGGGGCCTGTCCCCCGGGATGGCATCCAACTGGGGCGTACTGTCAGCCGCGCAGCAGACGGAGCCCCCCGATCATTGAGAAGCGGGGGGTCTGCCCGTTGGACTGGAGCAGTTCGGGCCGCTACTGCCGCGAGTAGTTGGGGCGGGGTTTGCCCTTATCTGTGCGCGGTTTGCGGGGTGCGCCCGGGGCTTTCCGCGTGGTGGGCCTGGTGCGCTCGGGATGCGCGTTTTTTCTGCACTTAATTTCAGCAAGCCAATCAGGCTTGAGATCACTGGGGCATGGGGCGCCCCCGTTCATCCGCTGACAGGTCTCCCAGTACGTGACCAAATCCCAGAATTCTCTGAGACCCTCGCGGCCGTGCTGGTGGTGCAATTTCACGAAATCGCCCCAGTCTGACGGGGTGAGCGTGGCGCGTTCGGCACAGTACCGAAGGTCTCGCAGCTGGCGCTTTTCGAGTCTGATTTGCTCGCGCAACAGTTCGCGGGCATCGGCGGCCTGCTGTTTGAGCTCGCGCCGTGTGTTCCATTCTCCACCGCTCATGGCTGGTATACCTGATGAACCCTTGCACAGTAGCAGCACGCGCAACCCTCCCAGCCGATCTGTAAAGTTGCACAACAATGGCGGGGGATGGCTGGCGCTAGGGCCCACAATGGGCAAGCACAACGGCACACCCCGCCATGCGACAGATCGAAGAAAGGATGCTGCACGCCATTCGCACTGGCGCCGACTGGCGCAGTGGCAACACGTCCGTCAGCTGGTCCCACAACTCTGCCACCTTTGGGGGATCCCAAGCCGTGGTCCGCTTACACGGCAACCGAATCGGAATCTACCAGCTTGGCACTGGCACGCTCTACATCAGCGACGGGGAGGGCTGGCGCACCGTAACGACCAAGAGCCGGCTGAATGCCCTGCTGGCATTGGTGCCCTGCCGTTGCGGGGTCAGCCAATACAAAGGGGAATGGCGCTTTATCCGTGCGGATGGCACGGCAGAACCGTGGCAGGGCTCGCGCCTGATCGAGTTTGACCCCTACCACGCCCAGTGGAACGTCTAGGGGTTGACACCCCGCCGTCCTGCCCTTACACTTGCACAAGAGACCCCACCCTGAGGTAACCCAAATGGCCACCATCACGCGCAAACAGTACCTGGCGCACAGTGCCGAACTGTTCGACGCCTACTTTCTGCAGTTCGCCGGTCCCGGCTATCGGTCGGCACTTTCTGGCAAGTTCGGGCCTGAGGAGCTCTTGGCCAGCACCGACCACCACTTCAACGACATCCCTTTAGCACGCTGGGACGATGCAGCCCGGGCACTCTACCCGCGAGTCGATCACGCCAAGATCACCGCAGCGGGAGACTTCTACAGTCTCAGCACTGGGGTCTGTCTCGCCAAGGCTATGGCGCGTGAGCTGATTGTCTGCTACCGCTGAACCGCCCATCCTACCGATCACACGGCCCGGCCACAGTGCCGGGCTTCTTTATGGGCGGGAGACTGTAGCATTAGCCCATAGAGTTTGTGACTCAAACCGTGCCCGAATCTGACGCCCAAGAAGTACAGAAGCCGACGACCGTTGCAAACGACGAGTCGAAACGGTGGCGCGGTGGCAAGGGCTGCAGCGTCCGGGTGGAGGAGCGGGCGAACTGGTGCTATGCGGAGATCCTGAACGGTGGCACTCGCAGGCAGATCACGCAGAAACTAGCGGATCGCTTCAACGTGTCTCAGCGAACGGCAGATGAGGACTATAGCCGCGCCACAGAGCTGCTGAAAACGGAGCAAATCGCCACCAGAGGCGAGCTGCTGAACCAAATCCAGGCCCTGCGCTTGTCTGCCTGCCGTAAGGCGATGGCGAAAGGCCAGCTGCAGACTGTGGCGATGCTGCTTAAAGACATGGGCGCGGTGATTGGCGAGGCGGCCCCCGAGCAGCTGGCGACCAACGCGCCCACGCTGCAAATCACGGTGGAGGACAAGCGGCAGGGCTGAGACTTAAGAGACTCGAGCGGCCCCCTTGCCAGGGCGGCCCCCTGCTGTTAGAGTGCAAGGGTAACACACCCCAGGCACACCATGCCCCCCACCATTCTTGCCTCGCTGTTCTCGCTCGTGCTGCTGGCCTGCAGCTTCACACTGGGCCAGCAAGACCGCGCACTGCTGGAGCGTTGCCAGGCCCAAGGCCTGCATACTGATGAGTGCGCACTGGCAATCTACGGGCGCTAGTACACCTGCACCCCGTTACAGTGTGTGACAATGCGGCCCCCGCCTCGGGGCCCAGTGTGCTACAGTAGCAGCAGTCAACCAGGGACACCCACCCAATGGCCACCACCACCCTCGCTCTCCTGCTCGCCGCACTGCTCCTGCCGCTCCTGCTCCTGCTCTGGGCCACCGAGTCCAGGCCGCAGCGTGCCCGGCGCCTCCGCTCCTACGGCTGGAGCCAGCAGCGCATAGCCGACCACCTCGGCTGCAGCCGCTCCACCGCTCGCCGCCTTCTGCTCGCCTAGCGGGCTAGTACAGCTGCACTACCGGGGGCGGGGTCCGGCGCTGCGGGGCGCGCAGCACGGCTCAGGGAACCTACTGATACATCCCAAATTCCTTCTTCTGTTACACACCTCCGGGGGTAGGGGTTCGATTCTCCATCGACTGGAACATCCCGCCCCAAAAAATATGCAACCTCTACCTTCTATTGCAGTAGGGTAGTCCGCATGAGCGATAACACCGTCAGTCTTCGCCACGCACAGGGCGAAGTTTTCTCCAGCCGCACCCGTTTCCGCGTCCTGGTCGCCGGCCGCCGCTTCGGCAAAAGCTACCTCTCCTGCGTTGAACTCTTGCGTGGAGCAATCGAACGCCCTGGCGAAACCTACTTTTACTGCGCCCCCAGCTACCGGATGGCGAAAGATATCGTCTGGAAGCTGCTCAAACGCCTTGTCCCCAAAGCCTGGGTCAAAAGCAAGAACGAAACCGACCTCAAAATCGAGCTGGTAAACGGCAGCACGATCGAATTGAAGGGCACCGAGAACGCAATGGCCCTCCGGGGCCGCAGTTTGGCGGGCGTGGTGCTCGACGAGGCCGCCTTCATGGACAGCGAGGTCTGGTTCGAGGTGATCCGCCCCGCTCTAGCCGACAAACAGGGCTGGGCCCTCTTCATCTCCACCCCGGACGGCACGGCCAGCTGGTTTTACGACCTCTGGTGCTATTGCGAGGAGGGCGACCCGGACTGGGCCCGGTGGCAATTCACCACGATCGAGGGCGACAACGTGCCCGCCACCGAAATCGAGGCCGCCCGGGCCCAACTCGACGCCCGCACCTTCCGCCAAGAATTCGAGGCCAGCTTCGAGAATCTCAGCGGTCTCGTCGCCGTCTCATTCTCGGACGACAACATCGACAAAACCGTCCAAGACCTACCAATCCTGCCCCTTTTGATTGGGGTGGACTTCAACATCGACCCCATGTCTGCCGTCTGCGCAGTCAAAAAGGGCGACGTCCTGTGGGTTTTCGACGAAATCATCATGACGGGTGGCGCCACCACCTGGGATCTCTGCGAAGAAATCCAAACCCGCTACGGCGTGGAGCGCCGCATCATCGCCTGCCCGGACCCCACAGGCGGCGCCCGCAAAACCAGCGGCGTTGGAGCAACCGACCACAACATCCTGCGAAAATCCGGCTTCACGGTCTCCAGCCCCCGCTCCCCCTGGAAAATCCGCGACAAGATCACCTGCGTCAACACCGCCCTTCTCGATGCCACTGGAACCCGCCGCCTGTTTATCCACCCACGCTGCAAAGAACTCATCAAGTCCCTCCGCACCTTGACCTACGCCCCCAACACGGGCCTCCCCAACAAAAACCTGGGCGTGGACCACGCTTTCGACGCTTTGGGATACATGTGCCTACAAGTCTTCAACCTGGCAAAACCAGAAAACATGGGCAAGACCAATTATCGTGTGTGGTAACCACGGCTAGAGCAAAATGCCCGCCAAAAAGCCCGGTCTGTACGCAAATATCGCCGCCAAACGCAAGCGCATCGCCGCCGGCAGCGGCGAAACCATGCGCAAGCCTGGAGCGAAGGGCGCCCCCACCGCCGCCGCCTTCAAGGCATCCGCCAAAACCGCCAAAAAGCCCAAAAAGAAGTGACAATCCACACGATCCACGGCTATCCGACCTACATCGAAGTCGATGCCGAGACTGGAATGTCCGAGGTCACCTTCAGCTTCAAAACTCCCCGTGACGCAGCCCTATTTGCGGGCTTCATGGGCAATGTTTTCACTGGAGTAGAAGTCCTCGTCGATGTAGACGACGAAGTAGAGGAGGAAGAGGACGATGATTGAGTATCGCGGCGAGAAATTCTCGGGCTACAACCAGCCCAAGCGCACTCCCAACCACCCGAAAAAGTCCCACGCGGTCCTCGCCAAGGAGGGCTCAACGGTAAAACTCATCCGTTTCGGACAGCAGGGCGTATCTGGCTCACCAGCACAAAAAGGAGAATCAGCAGCAGACAAGGCCAGAAGGGCATCATTCAAGGCGCGACACGCTAAAAATATCGCCAAGGGCAAAATGTCAGCCGCATTTTGGGCAAACCGCAGTAAATGGACCTAGGATAAACTGGTAACCAGTTAATCCCCGTGGCAGCACACCACTCGTACACCGAGGTCTCTTGCCCGACGTGTGGCACCAGTCGAACTACCCGTAAGGATTTGGTCGCAAAAGCGATTAAAGAGGGCCGGGACCTGCTGTGCAGATCCTGTGCGATCAAGGCCTGCGATACCCGCTGGGACGCCATCCGGAAGGACCCCCAAGACTGTGTGAGAAACCAAGGAGCCTATAAGTCCTTCCACAAGGCCAAACGCCGAGTAAAGACAAACCACCACAACGCATACGCCAACGTGGAGTTTCGGTTTGACTCCTACGAACAATTCTTAAAAGAACTCGGCCCGCGCCCGGAAGGTATGACCCTGGACCGGATAGATCCCTTAGGCCATTACGAACCCGGTAACGTCCGTTGGGCCACTGTTGAGCAGCAAGCCAAGAACAGAAATCCTAGATTTACGTGGACACCTAAAAAACAGCGACCTGAAGTGCCAAAATAGGTACAAAGTAGGAGGCAACCCGTGGTTTACAGCGCCAACATCCCCCCAACCGGCGCTGTAGTCAGCGAGTCCCCCTTCGTCCGCAACCTGGACGTCATCGCCATGATGCCGGACTGGGGCGTAATGGCCGCCGTCACCCGTGGCACCAACTACATCCGCGACCTTGCCGAGACCTACCTCCCGCAGGAACCCCGCGAAGACCAGGACGCCTACACCACCCGCGTAGACCGCTCGGTCCTCAGCCCCTACACCAGCCGCCTAATCGAGACCGCCGCTGGCGCCATCCTCCGCAAGCCCATCCACATCGAGGGCGACCAATACTGGCTGGATCTAGCCAACAATATCGACGGCTTGGGCTCCAGCATCAACGAATACGCCCGCCGCGCCCTGGTAAGCAGCCTGACTTACGGCCATAGCGCCATCCTGGTCGATTATCCAGCTGCAATGGGCGCCCGCAACCTGGCGGAAGAGCGTGCAATGGGCCGCCGCCCCTACTTCGTCCACGTCGATGCCCCCCAAATCTGGGGCTGGCGCAAAGAATCCGGCACCAACCGCCTACTGCAGGTCCGCATCCACGACTACGACGTCCGCCCCCTGAATGATTTCGGCGAAGAACAGATCGAGCAGATGCGGGTGATCTACCCGGGCCGCTACGACCTCTACACCCTGGGCCAAGAAGTCGTGGAATTCAGCGAATCCGGCGGCTACAGCCTCGACGAAATCCCCCTGGTCCCGATCTACAGCAACCGCCGGGGCCTGCTGATCTCCCAGCCCCCACTGCTAGACATTGCAAATCTAAATATCACCCACTACCAACGCCAAGCCGACCTAATCCACGCCCTCCACATCGCCGCCATGCCCACCCTCGTCCTCGAGGGCTGGGACGACACCACCGGCAGTTCCACGATGGGCGTGAACTACGCCATCGCCATGCAGCCCGGCAACAAGGCGTATTACGTGCAGGCCGACGCCACCAGTTTCGACGCCCAAATGGCCGAACTGGAATCCCTGGCCTCCCAAATGTCCACGTTGGGCGTCACTAAACTCTTCGGCCAGAAGTTCGTCGCGGAGTCTGCCGAGGCCAAACGCATCGACCAGGCCCAATCCAACTCGGTCCTCTCGATCATCAGCCAGGAACTGGAGTCCGCCCTCAACCAGGCCTTCGCCTTCGCCGCCCAGTACGTCGGCATGGAACCGCCGGAAATCACCATCGACCGCGACTTCGACTACTACCGCCTAATCGGCCAAGACGTCGCCGTCCTGACCCAACTCAACCAAGCCGGCAAGATCACCGACGCCATGCTGCTGGAAATCCTGCGTCGCGGCGAAATCCTGCCCGACAACGTAAACATCGAAGAAGAGGCCAACGCTATTGAGGACGTTGTAGAGACAGCTGAGCAGCCAGAGCCGAATACAATGACTGCAACGGAGGACGAGTGAGATGGCTGTCTCCCCTGGTTCATACAACATTTCACTCCAACGCCGCGCCGATTACAGCGTGTCGCTGCAATTTAAGGACAGCACCGGCACCCCAATCAACCTGACCGA